CTATAATGTAATCGAATCTGGAACAGAGGCGTTAGAGCAAATGCTCGATGTAGCAAAAGCATCAGAGCATCCGAGAGCATATGAAGTCGTATCGACTATCATGAAGACACTTGTAGATGCCAACAAAGATTTAGTTAAGATGTCTACAGATAAGTTAAAGGTAGAAGGAGAGTCTGGTATAGACTCTTCGCAAAACCCCACAACGAATAACAATTTGTTTGTTGGTTCTACAAATGAACTACAGCAGTTGATTAAGGACATGAAGAATAGCGATGCCTAGCATTCAAGAGCGTGGCTACAATGGTAACGTCAACCTCAAGAGAAAGGGTACTCCGATTGAGTTTACTCAGGATATGGTTGCCGAGTTTGTCAAGTGCGCCAATAATCCCACATACTTTGCTGAAAAATATATTCAAATAGTACACGTTGATAAAGGCCTTATTCCAATCAAGATGTATGACTATCAGAAAGAGATTGTTGAAAAGATAACGAATAATAGAAGAGTTGCTGTAGTAACTTCACGTCAGGCAGGTAAAACTACAACAGCAGTCGCTGTAATCCTACATTACGTCTTGTTTAATGAGCATAAAACTTCTGCATTACTTGCTAACAAGGGTGATGCCGCTCGTGAGATTCTTGATAGAATTAAGATTGCATATGAAGCACTGCCCAAGTGGTTGCAACAAGGCGTAATTGAGTGGAACAAAGGTTCTGTTGAATTTGAGAATGGATGTAAAATTATTGCTGGCTCAACATCATCAAGTGCGATTCGTGGTAAATCGATTTCGTTCTTGTATATTGATGAGACTGCTTTCGTAGAGAACTGGGATGAGTTCTTTGCTTCAGTGTTTCCAACCATTTCGTCTGGTGAGACTACAAAGATGCTGTATACATCGACACCAAATGGTTTGAATCACTTTTATAAAACTTGTCAAGGCGCAAAAGAAGATACCAATGGGTTTGAATATGTTGAAGTGCCGTGGCAAAGAGTACCTGGTCGTGGTGAAGCTTGGAAAAAAGAAACACTGTCCGCAATGGATTTTGACACTCAAAAGTTTTCACAAGAATTTGAGTGTGGATTTTTAGGCTCTTCGGGTACGTTGATTGAAGGCTCTAAGTTAAAGTCTTTAGTCACAAAAAGTCCTATACACGAAACAACATTGATGAAGGTATATGAAAAACCCGTAAAGGGAAACGTATATTGTTGTATCGCTGATGTTTCTAGAGGTAAAGGATTAGACTATTCGGCATTTCACATCATTGATGTGACTACTATGCCATATAAACAAGTCTGTGTGTATAAAGACAACACAATTACGCCCATTGACTATGCTCAAGTAATACATCACTGCATAAAGAATTATAATGATGCATATGTTTTAGTAGAAATAAATGATATTGGTGAACAGGTAGCAGAAGTGCTACACTATGAGTATGAATGTGAAACTCTGCTGTTTACTGAGTCTGCCGGTCGATCTGGTAAAAGACTATCGACTGGATTCTCAAAAAATACAGATAAAGGAATAAGAACAACGAAATCAGTTAAGACTGTAGGCTGTAATATGCTTAAAATGCTCGTTGAGCAAGATCAACTGATTATAAACGATTTTCAAACAGTTAATGAACTATCTACGTTCTCTCGTAGAGGTAATAGCTATCAGGCAGAATCCGGAAAGCATGATGATCTAGCAATGGGGCTTGTACTCTTTAGTTGGATGTCAGATCAAGGATTCTTTAAGGAAATCACAGATATAAATACTGTAGATAAACTACGTCAAAGAAATGAAGATGAACTAATGGAAAGTTTATTGCCCATTGGATTTAATAATTATGAAAATGACGAGCCTAGACCTGTATCGACTGCTCCAGAAGGAGACGATTCCTGGTTGCACTAGATTGCTATTATTATAAATATAGAGAATATAGAAGTTTATAACTTACAAAATAAACAAGGAGAAATCAATAATGGCTTTTCAAACAAGTCCAGGCATTAATGTCAGCGAAGTCGATTTAACAAATGCTGTTCCGGCGGTTGGTACAACCGAGGGTGCAATTGCAGGCGTATTTCGATGGGGGCCAGTAGGAGAAAGGGTTCTTATCTCCTCGGAGCAACAACTCGTAGACAGATTCGGTGCACCAGCAAACATATACACAGCGTTTGATCCAGTAACAACTTGGTCTAATGTCGAAACTTTTTACACCGCGGCAAACTTTCTAGGATATAGTGATGCACTATATGTTACTCGTGTTGCTACTAGTGGTCAAGCCACTGCATCTGCAGGAGAAGGATTTACTGCTAAGTACCCAGGTGCTTTAGGTAACTCTGTATCAGTTTCGTTCTGCTCAGGAAACGTCACATCTGGAGTTAATTATGTGGCCAGTAGCTTGAATGTTGCGGGCAGTATCACCGTTCTTGACTCCGATAGAAAACAAGCAACAATTGCAGGTATAGGCGAATCAGAAAGAAACCTTCTAACAAAAGGCACATCTATACTTCTTAGAGATTCTGCTGACAACACTTTACAGAAAATGACTTTAGCCAGTGATGCTCCAGATACTGAAGGTGGTACCCTTGATACGCTGAACGCCAAATCTTTCAAATCAGATACAACAACCACAGCCACTATAGCTGATGGCGGTGTAGTAATCGATAGTGATCAAAGTGATTCGGCTGAGAAAATTCACACAAGTATAATCAACATTGAAAATCATGGCCTTACACTAGGCCAAGCAGTTGAATATAGTGCTGAAGGAGCAGGTGTTGTTGGCGGTCTAGAAGACGGTGCAACATATTTCGTGATTCCTGTAACTGCATCAGGAGGTAGCACATACACTACTGGTGGTTCAACTGATGGCGATACCACAGATGCTATTAAACTTGCGGATACTCTCTCTGATGCACTTGCTCACACAGATGCGGCACCTAAGAATATCACTTTAACGTCTTTGGCAGCTACTACAGCCACAGATTCTAAGTTGACTCCATATTCTAGTCTAGAAATCACAGTTGATTTCACTGAAAGATTCACTGGAATTACGGGCAATATTGATTCGTCTGATTATCAAGTTCAGTGGGGCGATGCAGACTTATTTGATAATGCTCCAAGTGCAGACTCTATCCACGTTGTCGTTAAAGATGAAGACGGAGAAATTACTGGAGTAGCAGGTTCTATTCTAGAAATACATGAGAATCTTTCATCTAGTCCGTCTGCTGTTAATACAGACGGCTCTTCGAATTACGCTAGAGTTGCACTAGAACAATCATCAAACTGGATTAAAATTTCTGATGCTGATATTGGCTCTACAGGATTCACGACAGTTGACTCTAGTTCATCTATGACCGGTGGTAATGACGGTTCTGATGAAAAAACAGCTACTATCGGAGAAGTTTCTTTAGGTTACGATCTTTATAAAGATCCTGCTGACGTTGACATCTCTTTTGTGCTTCAGGGCAAGTCTATAGACTCTCATGTTTTAGCAAATTACATAATCGATAATATTGCTGAATCTCGTAGAGATTGTGTAGCCTTCGTATCGCCTGATTTAACAGACACCACTGTTTCTGATATCGTAACATTCTCACAATCAGTAACTAAGAGTACCTATGCAGTAGTCGATAGTGGATATAAGTATCAGTACGATAAATACAACGATGTTTATGTATATGTTCCTTTAAATGGAGACATCGCAGGACTTTGTGCTAGAACAGATGATCTACGAGATCCTTGGTTCTCACCTGCTGGTTATCAAAGAGGGAATGTTAAGAATGTTGTTAAACTATTAGTTAATCCCAACAAAGCAGAAAGAGACTTACTGTATAAGAATGGTGTTAACCCAGTAATTACGCAACCAGGTCAAGGCACTGTTCTATTTGGCGATAAGACAAACTCTGGCACTACAAGTGCTTTCGACAGAATCAATGTTCGTAGATTGTTTATTGTTCTTGAGAAGACGATTGGTAGAGCGGCTAAATCAACATTATTCGAGTTTAACGATGACTTCACTAGAGCGCAGTTTGTAAACTTGGTTGAACCATTCTTGAGAGATGTACAGGGTAGACGAGGCATTTACGACTTTAAAGTAGTCTGTGACGAATCAAATAACACTGATAATGTTATTAATAACAATCAGTTCGTTGGCGACATTTATGTTAAGCCCGCACGTTCTATCAACTTCATCCAGTTGAACTTCGTAGCTGTTAGATCAGGCGTTGAGTTCAATGAGATCGTTGGTCAGGGTTAATAAATATATTAAATAACAAGGAGATATAAACAATGGCTTTCAACATAAATGAAATTAAAAGCCAACTGACCTTCGGGGGTGCCAAGGCATCACTATTCCAAGTAGCGATTACTAATCCTATTAATGGAGTTGCTGATTTAAAGACACCGTTTATGGTACAGGCGGCACAGATCCCAGAAGCAACGATGGGCGTAATTGAGATTCCATACTTTGGTCGTAAGGTCAAAGTAGCGGGAGACAGAACATTCGCTGAGTGGACTGTAACTATTATTAACGATGAAGACTTTTTGATTCGTAATGCTATGGAACAATGGATGGCTTCTATTAATTCTCACGAGTCAAACACAACTCAACTAGGCACCTCAAGTGCTTCTGAGTATAAGGCGCAAGCGCAGATCACACAGTATGGAAAAACTGGTGATGCTTTGAGAACTTACAACTTTAACGGATTGTTTCCGACTACTATCGGAGCTATTACAATGGACTGGGGCTCTAATGATGCTATTGAAACATTCGAAGTTACTTTCCAGTATGATTGGTGGAATGTTTCTGGTGGTATTACCGGAGACGGCGGTACAAACGAGTAAAATTGATAACGATAATTTGAGGGGAGAGAATAAACTCTCCCTGAGAGTTAGAGGATAAAATATGGCTGAATTATTTGGTTTCGAAATCAAACGCAAGAGTGAAAAAGAAGAGAGCAATATACCCTCTTTCATTTCACCAGAAGCTGACGATGGCTCTATTGATATTGCGGCAACAGGTACTGCCGCTAGTAGCTATCTCGACTTAGCAGGAAGTGCAAGATCAGAAGCAGAACTTGTACAGAAATATAGAGGAATGTTGCAACAACCTGAAGTCTCACAAGCGGTAGACGACATCGTGAATGAAGCGATTAGTATCTCTTCTGATGAAAAAGTTGTTGAATGTGTTACTGATGAAGTCGATCAACCCGACAACATCAAGAAGAAAATCAGAGAAGAGTTTGACACTGTATTAAAGTTGTTAGACTTTTCTTCTACTGGTTACGACACTTTCCAAAAGTGGTATGTTGATGGAAGAATCAACTATCATGTTATGATTGATGTTAAGCAACCTCGAAAAGGTATTCAAGAGTTGCGTTATATCGATCCAAGAAAGATTCGTAAAGTCAGAGAATTTGAAAATAAGTCAGAAGGGTCTTCACAAGATGGTAAGTTTTTAGCAAAGAAAGTTAAGAATGAATACTACATCTACAGTGAAAAGGGATTTTTGGGACAGGCTGGTAATCAAGTAGGACAGCAAGGCAACGAACTAGCTGGGTTAAAGATTGCAAAAGACTCTATTGTAAATGCTAATTCGGGTTTGCTTAATGAAGATAATACATTAGTCGTATCT